GATCGAGTGATGTCGGTAGTGCCGAGATCCCATAGGATGTTTTGAGCGAGACTTCGATCATAATCTAGCTGCCCTTCATATTCCAGATGTGTGCCTTTAGCCCACTTTGACTGGCTCTGCATATCGAGCTCATCGCCTGTGTTAAGGACTAAATCGAACTTCTCGCGCTTTACTAACTTGATAAGATTCTTAACTGCTTGCTCATGATGATATGGAATCTGTAGATCCGAGATCACCAAGTATCTGCGTTTAGTCATCATCCTCATCTTCGTAATCCCCGAACTTCTCAGGGTCAATGGGATCAGGCAGAATCCAGTGAGGATAGGCTTGCGGTTCTGTGATCATGAACATGGCAATGTCCTCTGCGAAACCTGCTCGCTTTAATGAACAGAAGTACTCATAAAGTCCAATGCAGTAAGCATCGAGCTTTGAGTAACCTTGTTCCTCTAACGCCTTAGTTGCTTTTCTTGCCATAGCACAATGCTACCTGTCAAGCAATATGTTATAGATCTCATCGACTCGCGTGTTGAGTCTTTTGATTTCAGACAACAGGTGTGTGATTACATAGCCAGACAAGCCACCTAGTGCTGCAATGGTGGCAAGATAAAGCGTGAAGAAGTCGCTCTGTGTCACTTCTTAATACCCATAGAAGGATCATTAGGTGAAAGGTAACGAAGCACCGGTGGAAGGATTGATGCAATGCCAGCTGCAATGAGTGCCTGTGGATCTGTGACACCTGCTGCATACATTGAGATTGCTGCTACTAAGAAGGCTCTAGCCCAAGATCCTGCTGCTGTCTTTAGTTCATTCATTAGATGCTCCTAACATAGGTACTTGAAAAAAAGCCCCATCATTGTCAGCTTCTTTCTTAAAGCTAACATGCATGTGCTTAGTGTGTTTGTTAGCCCCTGTGTAATTACGCCACTTCCAGTTAAGGATGTGGGAACAGATTCGTCCATCGTAAATGATGTAACTAATACGCTTGTCTGCTTTTGACTTGGACAAGGTACGAAGCTGATCAGCAAGATCTCCCATGATGTCTGGCTTACCGCCCTTGAATAAGTCTTTGTCCACATCAATGGCGCGTACCCAGCCCTGCTCATCAGGATTATGATCTGACTTGCGAGCAGCGTGTCGGGTATCACCGATCCAACCATCCGATGTGCGGTCACGATCTGGGAACGAGTCATCGAACTGCTCTCTTAACTGAATCGCAGCTTTAGAAAGTTTAGGCTTCATCCAAGTAGAAGTTTTGCTTCGTCTGAAGTGATACCAATGCGAGCCAAAAGTGCTTGACGAGCAGTCTCTTTATCGGCTTCTGCAACGATCTCAGCTGCCCGCTTTGCTTGATCTGCTTCCCATTTAGCAAGTTCGTCTGCGTTCATTTCGCGCACTTCTACTTCATTAGTTTCGCAGTTATGAATTGTTATCATTGGTTTAGTCATTATTTCACTCCATAAACATAGATAGTTCCACCTGAGAAATTAAAATCAGCATAAACAGTAACGCTAGAAATAGCAGTTGTGTCTGCAAAGTTACCATTTCCAGTTATTGTCTGTACACCACTTGTGTTTGGATCAACAGCACCTGCTGAATAAGTGAAAAACTTATTTGCTGTTGATTCGGCATAGCGCATAACATTGATTTGTGCATTTGCAGTTTGGGCTGCTGTACTCGCAGCAATTGTGCGTGTATTGATTATTGCGCTAGTGCCTGTAAGTGCTGAACTTCCAACAACTGTTGTGTTGATGTTACGAACATATGACCAAGTGTATTTGTTACCTGTGTCACTATTAAATCGCACATAAGTTGCTGCATCTCCCGTTGCCGTGTAATAACCTAACATTAAAATAAAAAGGTTTGTGTATGTGCTTGGAATTGATGAAATTGTAACGCTTGCACCTGAAAGTGCTGTTCCGCCCGTATTGATAAGGGTCATACCGCCACCGCTTGCAGGTGCAGCCCACTTTAATCCTGTTGCAGTTGTTGAGTCAGCTGTTAGTACTGTGTCGTTAGCACCGACTGCAAGGCGCGCTGGAGTGTCATTGGCAGTAGCTGCGATTAGATCACCCTTAGCATCCACGATTGCGTTCTGAATGGCATTTGAGTCATCCTGTGCAACCCATGTAAAGTCCATGTCTGTGTTAGTTGCCTTAGCAAGAACTTGACCAGTTGTGCCACCCTTAAGGTCTGTCATAGATGCATCAATAGCATCTCCCAAAGACTCAATGGCTGTTGCGCCATCTTTTACTAAATCAGTCGAAACTGGAACTGGCCAGCCGAACGAAGGTGTGGTGGTAGGCATTAGGTTAGAGCTCCGATCGCTTTTGTCCACTGTAGTGTACCATTTACGCCACTCCAGATGGTGTTAGTTGGAATTACTGTTGCCCATGTCGGGGCTATAAGTGAGAAGTCTGTAGGTGAGACATAGATAGTCGCATCAACAAATGTTGGTGTGGCTCTCATAGAGATACCCTCTACAAAGCCTGAGAAGTACCCCTCGAACATGTTGAAGGGTAGGTTAGTGATAACTACTGGCTCGCCAAAGAACAGGTTGATTAGGTCGTTTCTAAGGGCATCTGGCATAAGAGGATTGTCAAGTCTAAAAGTAATCTGATCGAGCTGTGTTCTAGGCACTGAGCGCAGGGCTAGATCGCGCTCGATGATGTCCTCGATATCTGCTAGAAACCGAATGTTGGAATCGAATGTCCTTTGGTAGCGACCATAGGCGGTGATTGAAGCATCGTCTGTGGCTGAGTATGTGCTGCCGTAGTCATTGCCATAGCGCACGATCTCGCTGTTACGGATCTTGCCGATCTGAAGAATTGACTTAACGCTGGCAGGGGAAGCGTAATTGCCGTCTAACTCGGTTGAGCCATTAGCTGCTAGGTAGTTGATTCTATGATCCGCATCCGCATATGAGATGCGACCCTGCTTGTCCTCGTATAGCGTTCCAAGTGCGCTGTCTGCTATCTGCTGAACTAAAGTCTGTGTGTTCCGATCAGCAGCTGAAAGATTGTCCATCTGATACAGACCAGTATCGATCTCACCTAATCCGACATTCTCAGCGTTAGCCCATGTAGTAGTCGGATCGTAATTGATCCATTGAAGGGCAGGTGCTACTTCAATCCATTCATTGACTAGCAGCTCTTGCAAGATGATAGAGATTTGCTCGCCATCTAAATTGTGTGCCACAGAATCTGTGTAGATTGCTTTAGGCAATTTAGCCAGAGCACCGACTGCAAGAATTGTGCCGATGGTTACGAAGCCTGATTCTTCTGGGCTTCTGACTGATGTCGTAAAATCCGAGACTGTGCCACCGAATACAGGCACATAAGTGCCACCGCTATCTTTAAGCTCTAAAGTCAGAGAATCTGTAACATCGATGTCAAAGAGGGCATTGGTCGAGTTAATGATATCCATGCGAGCATAACCTGCTTGGCATTGGCGATCTATGTCAATACGACCTGTGGTGACACTAACGCCCGTAACATTGGTATAGACAGTCGTACCGACTGTTATGCGCCATTCTGGTAGCCAAGTCATCCTATTGACAAACTCGTAGTTCCACGCTGATTAGCTTGACGAATAACATCTTCAACAGCGCGAGCAATCGCTTCTGGATCACCAACTCCTGTATTAATGTTGATGGTTGCGCCTGCGCCATAACTTGCTGCCCCTTGAGCTGCATAACGCGAGCCTGATAATGCATTAGATAAAGGCAACCCTTGAGCCATGCCACTAGTTAAAGATTGACCAGCAATACCACTCATGGTTATCTGGCTAAGGAATGCAGCGTAGTCCTGTTCTGCTTTAGCTTGGTAATTAGAGCCTCGCACCGCGCTTGGTAAATCTGCACCCGCATTTAATGCCGTTACTAATTGCTCATTATATGAATTGCTAGGGAGCATTTTATCTATTAACTTAAAAATGGTTGGGTTATTGAGTGTAAAATCTGTCGTGTTTTTAGGGATTAACTGAGCAGAAGCCTCAACTGCCTTAGCTGCCGCTTCTGCTGCTTTAGCTGCCGCTTCTGTGGCAGGTGCTTTAGCGTTTTGCAATCTATTTAACTCAATCATCTTTGCAATAGCAGCATCTAGGTTACCTAGATTGATTAGATCCTTAGGCTTAAGGCTTTCAAGGACTGACTTGATGTCTTGCATTTTTAGATCTTGCTTTATCAAAGCGCCAAGAATTCCAAGATCTGCATTTAGTTTTTTGGTTGCAGCTATGATAGATGCTTCGTCTTTTGTAGCGATAGCATCTTCTAACTCAAGCATTGAACGCTTTACATTGAGGCGAGCAGTGTCATTAGTGATCTGCAACAGCTGAGAGGAAGTCGTTGCCTTGCCTAATTGCTCCGCTTGGTTGGTAAGTGCTGCTGCAACTTGGATCTGGTCAAGATCAAAGACATCTTTGCCTTTGCCAAGAGCGAGATTCGCTTTATCAATAACACCTTGCAGTTTCTTAGCTGCATTCTGCTTATTGAGCAAAGCTAGTCTTTCCTTCTCGCGCTTAAGCGATTCTTTTTCAAGTTTTGCTAAAAGTTCTTGCTGCTTTTTCTCAGTCAGCGTTAGTTTAGCTTCTTCCTTTTTATCAGCAGGTGGCGTTACATTTACGCCAAACTGAGCACCTGCAAAACCAAAGAATATGTTTTTACCAAGATTCTTAAGGTTTTTTATCAGAGTAGGAATTACGCCAATAGTGCGGCCAGACTGAACAATGATCTTGCTTAAGGCAGTTGCGATGGTCTCGATAGCAGCAGCGGCATCGCTGGCTTCTGTACCACCACCAATAAGAGCAAAGGCATCGACTAAGCTGCCACCAATAATTTCAGATGCATTACTTGATGCAACACTTAGGATGTCGAACTTATAGGCAGTAGTGTCTAGATAATCTTCTGCTGCACCAGCTGAACGCTTTAGAATAACGCCAAGAATTTCATTAAACGATTTAGACTGAAGCTCTGCCTTTGTCAAACCTGTATTGTATTTGAGCAGACCTCTGGTAACTCCGATGTAACCCTTACCAAGATCCTCGGTAACAGTTGCTAAGTCAATGCCAGATGCTCGGCTAATTGTGATCGCATCGTTAAGAAGTTTTTGAGATTGGGTCAATGAGCCAGTCGTGGTTAATAGACCCTGAAACGCAGGACGAAGAATGTCATCGGCAACACCAGCAGATTTCTCTAGAGCTGCTATGTACTTACTGATTGCAGGATTGGCAAAACCAATGCCTAGATTCTCAACTGCTCGATTAAGTCTTAGTGCAGCAGCTTCATCTTCTGCAAAGGCTTTAACTGCTGCCTTGCCAAAATTAACAATAGCTTGAGTGCTATAGGCAAGACCTACTGCTCCAGCAAGTTTTTTAACATTCTTAGTAAGAGTTGTTGTCGCGCTATCCGCTTGCTTAAAGGCTTTGTTGCCTGTGAACTCCGCTGCAATATCAATGACTACATTTGCCATGATTAGCCTCTCACTGTTGCTCGTTGATTAAGTTTTGTAGCAGCAGATGAAATGGCTTTAAGAACGCCTTGTCTAGCCTTGCCGTTGTTTTCATCATAGGCACGATAAAGCAATCGACCTTGCATGCGATCCTTGCCTTTAAGAGGTGCACGAAACTTGCCATCTTGGTTCATAACGAATCGACTGTCAGGATTTAACTTACCCATTCGTTCATAGATTGATCCTGCTCGGCTCTTATTGAAAACTTGAGCTAGAGATCTAAATCCTCTTGAGTTAGCCTTTGATGGACTTGTCTTGAAGCCGATGCGTGATCTTACCTCGGAAGGATTAAAAGTCGGAAATGTGCCTTCTGACATTTGTCGTGGCAACCATCCACTTAAAACTTCTCCGCGATCAGGAACATAACCTTTAGCCGATTGGCTAATTGGTCTGATTGCTGTCTTAATTTCTTTTTGGGTTTCTTTTGCTAGATCAGGTGTGAACTTGCGGAGAGCTTTACGAAGTTCAACGCCGCCCTTTACGCTTGCTGGCATCGCTCACCTCTTTCGCTTCATCCTTGAGCCCTTGCACTAATGCATCGAGCATATTCTTATCTAGATCTAATAACTGCTGTGGCGCGATTCCCAACCTAATGCTTAGCCTAGCAATTAGGTAGGTGAACGGAAGATCGCGCTTTAAGCTAAAGGGTCAGAGTCCTCAACCGAAACAGACTTTAGTGTTTCGATAAACTCAATCCCGAAAGGCTTAACAGTTTCACCTGACCTGCGTGTTACTTCCCATGCTAACCAATAGACATCGCTCTGCTTTTCTTCATCGCGGAACGCCTTATGGAAGCCCTTTTTAGCGTACTGCTCAAATGCGTATTCCACTGCTGGAGTGATTTCGCCTTCTAGTACGCTTCCATCGTTACGAACTATCTTTAGTTTTGCCATGAGTTTGCCCCTTTGTTAGTTTTTTAGAATGTGCCAGTTGTGGCTACTGCAACTGTTGAGTTAGCAGTAAATGTGATCGACTGTGTGGACATATCGCCAACAGCACCATTGATGTCTGTTGTGTTGTTCACTAGAAGTGACACTGTGTAGAGAGGGTTAGTAGCAGATACTGCTGTTCCCTTTTCCTGTAGGAATACACATGTGACTGTTGTACCCCATGCAGCTTGTAGTGTTGCCAATACATTCGCTGCTGCTGTGTCGTTTAGGAAGTCGATTGTTACAGATGATGCTTCCAAGCCCTTAACGAACTTGTGTGCTGTGTCACCCATTGCAGTAACTTCTAGCTCATCGAATGTGCGGTTAAGAGTAATTGATGTGACATGGTCAGAAAGATCAACAGTGTTAATCTTCACGCCAACTTTATTGTTTAGAAATACAGCCATGAGATTATTCCTCGTCTTTCTTAGTAGTTACTGGCTTTGGTGCTGGTGTGCTTACT